ATTGATGGTTGTTTACCTAGAATGTATGTAGCTTTATCAGGATTTATGGATGTAAAAGAAATCATTGAGCGTGTACCAATGAGGGAAGGAATCTAATATTTTGGGAGAATAGCAGGAGGGCAAGGATGGAATGCTCTCCTGTTAAATAAAAAGGAATAATTATGAAAGCAAATGATATAGATTTATCTCAATTAATGGCTAACAGTAATGGTTACTTATGGAAAACGCAGCAAGATTTGGAGAGTGTCACAAAACATTTAACTAATGCTAGAGAATTATACCGGGTAGCTTTACTTAATCATGATCTAATTTATAGCAAAAATATTGAAAAACTTGTAAAGGATAAACAGCCAATAACTACTGCTAAAGAAATAGCTAAAAGTAAATGTGAGGATCAAATGATTAAGCTTAGTGAAACAAAAGAAGTTAAGGATAAACTAGCTATTTATCATGAAACTATACGAGAAAGGCTTAATACGATTAAGTATATAGGAAAGGACACTAAACCTCTAAGATGAAACCCTTGTTTTAATCACGTTGAAAATGGTAAAATTAATAAAAAAGGAGAGTTATTATGAGTAATGTAAATAAACTAATTAACGCTGTAAACAATGAAGATATTGAATCTATGAGTGAGATTCTTAATGTAAATGATTTTGATATAAATGACAAAAATGAGGATGGATGGAACGCTCTTATGTTTGCTGTTGACACTGATAATCTTGAGATTGTGAGATTTCTTGTGAGTGAGGGAGGTGCTAATATATATCATAAAGATAATGACCAATGGCAACCTATTCATTTAGCATCCTGGAAAGCATCGATTAAGATTGTCAGATATTTAGTACAGCAAGGATCTAATTTAAAAGCTGTGACTAGTGAGGGTAGAACTCCATTAGATTTGGCAACTAATTATAACGATAAGAATGTAATTAAATACTTAAATGGATTAACTCCTTAACACATAAGGGATATAGGCTTAATGAAGGTCAATATAAAAATGGATCTTTTTTAAGCAATGAGTATCTTGAAAAAGAAAAAGTAAGAGTTAAATAATTATACCATTAAATGATAAAACATACTATAATTAGAGTATCACATCCTTAATCTCGATGTAAGGGGTGAAGCATTGCAATGCCGAACCCCAAACAAACTACTCAGATTAAGGATAGAGATTAAGGAGATCATAAATGATAATAAATGAACACTACCCAGACGGGAGAGAAAAATGGCATGTAGACCTACGGACAGGCGGTTATAACATAAAATGTCAACAAGATATAGATGAAATGGTAATAGCATTATGTGTAAAAATAGGAAAATTAGAAGAAAAAATAAGTAAAGCTAATGAACTATTAACCATTTTTAAAGGGATATTTAAATGAATCTAACACAAATACTAGCTCAAGAATCTTTTATGGTAGTCAATAAGGTTTTAGCAAAACAAATCGGACTATACGAATCAATTATATTATCGGACTTATGTAGTAAGTTTGAATACTTTAAAAGAGAGAATCGACTAACTAAAGATGGTTTCTTCTTTAACTCGGCTGATAACATAGAGAGAGATACCACCCTATCAAGAAAGAAACAAATACAACCCATAAAACATTTAAAAGAGTTAGGGATTCTTGACACTACTTTGAGAGGAATGCCAGCTATACAACATTTTAGAATCAATCAGGAAAACTTGAATAGACTTATTGTACAAACTAGTTTAGACAAAAAGGATAATCTAGATGATACAAAAAGTAAAAACAAGATTAGACAAAATGGCTCACTAATAAGTAATAATATAAATAATAATATTAGTAATAATAATAAGGTAGATTTAGAGATTCATTTTCCTAATGAGCTTCTTAATATCTCTTTTAAAACTAAGTGGGATGAATGGATTAAGTACAGGAAAGAGCTAAAGAAAGGATTAACTTCCTCGACCGCCATCAAACAAATTAAAATGTTATCAGCTTATCAATCAAATATTGCTTGTGAAATGCTTGAACAGTCTATGGTAAATGGCTGGCAAGGAATATTTGAATTAAAGAATAAACCTAAAGAGGATAAAGATATTGGTTTTCAACATGCCTCTATAGAAGATGGTCAAGCTGAATATGAAAAAGCTTTAGCAAAAGGAGAAATACGTGAGTGATTATAAAGATGCTATAAAAAAAGGTGTAATTTCTAATAACAAAAGATGGGAAGATGGAATTGACCACCACCCAGAATCAGAGCGATTAATGGAATTTATAGCTGAATATGATTTTCATCAAAATGACGATTATTTTTGTTGGAAAAAAGGCGGTGATGGTGATAATGGAGAAGAATTAATGTATTTAATGGATGCTTATTTTGAATACAGAGATATAAAATAATGGATATATCATTTTTACAAAGCCTTATAGATAAATCACCTGTCACCTTTACAGCTTCAAAATGTTTTATATGTGAACAGCCTAAATGTTATACCTTATCGAATGGAGAAATTCACCAACCCTGTCCGGACTGTGAAAAAAAAGAGATTGATAAGGAATTAAATAAAGAAAAAGACAGAACGTATTTTTTAAGTCAGTTAGATCATTATTGTAAAAAATATACTTTTGATGATTATAAAATACTAAAGTTCAAAGATAAAGGAATGACAGTTAATCAGGAATCAATGTTAAAAAAGGCTCGTTTATACTCAGATGATTTTGAATGTGGTAAATGGTTAGTAATGTTTGGACGGCAGGGAACTGGAAAAGGAATGATAAAAAACTGTATTTTAAAGGAGTTAGGTCAAAGAGGAATAAGTTTTATTAATACAGATGCAAAAACTATTTATAATGAATGGTTAAAAGCTAATGGCAATCAGGCTACAGAGAGCGTTCTTGATTTGGTTATGAGGCTTACATCTACAGATTTACTAGTCATTGATGAACTAGGCCGACATAAGATAACAGAGGCTATGAAGGATTTTTTATTTGATATTACTAATATAATATATAAAAACAATAAATCATTAATGCTTATCACTAATTTAAAAATTAATCAGATAGAAAATTATATTGATAAAGATAGACTGAGTGAGAATACACAATGGATTCCTTTTTATTGGGAATCTTACAGGAGTAAATAATGAAACAATCAAAAAAAGGTTCTTTATTAGAATCTGTAGTAAATATTTTAATAGGTTATACGGTTGCTTTGATAACTCAAATAATAGTATTTCCATTGGTAGGGGTAGAGGCTTCATTATCCCAAAACTTAATGATAGGTTTTTATTTCACATTAATATCTTTAGTTAGATCGTATGTGGTAAGAAGGGTTTTTAATAAATATAACTGGTTTTCAAAAGGTAAATGATGGATGATAAATTAGAGTTAATAATTAAGGCAGTAAGAAAGGAGTTTGATTACGCAACCAGAAAGTTCAAACCATATAATTCTGCTCATGAAGGTTATGCAGTTATCAAAGAAGAGTTTGATGAATTATGGGATGAAATAAAAAATAATAAAAAGTCTGGAGCAGAGGATAGGCAAATGAACGAAGCTTTACAGGTTTCTGTTACTGCCATAAGATTTATCTATGATCTTGATAAGGTACTTAAATAATAATGGAAGGAACTAAGATACAATGGACAGATGAAACTATTAACTTCTGGCACGGATGCAAAAAAGTAAGTGATGGATGCAAGTATTGTTATATGTATAGAGATAAAGAAAGGTTTAATCAAGATGCTACAAAGGTTATCAGATCATCTAAACCTATATGGGATAAGGCTTATAAATTCAAAGAACCTAAAAAGATATTTACCTGTTCCTGGTCTGATTTTTTTATAGAAGAGGCTGATGAATGGAGACCTGAAGCTTGGAAAGTTATTAAAGATAATCCTCAACATACCTGGCAGATATTAACTAAACGACCTGAAAGAATTAATGATCATTTACCTGATGACTGGGGTGAAGGATATGATAATGTTTGGTTAGGTATATCTGTAGAAAGTATGGGTGTATTTATAACGCGACATAATTATTTTTTAGAAGTAAACGCAAAAGTAAGATTTATTTCCTTTGAACCCTTATTGAGTGTTATAGGTGCTATGAGTGGTGCTTATGACTGGATAATTATAGGCGGTGAATCAGGAAATGATAATGGTAATTATAGATATAGGGAATGTAAATTAAAATGGTTTGAATTTTTAATAACAATGGCAGGAGTAAAAAATATAAAAGTATTTGTAAAGCAACTTGGTACTCATTTATCAAAAGAACTTAAACTAAAAGATCGTCATGGTGGTAATATAGATGAATGGCATAAAGAATTACAGATAAGAGAATTTCCAAATGGTAATAACTGACCCTCAAAGAGTATCAATAATATTAAGGCAAGGAAAGAAACCATTTAAAAATGTTTTAATATCTACAGTATTAATTCAAGATAGATTAATAAAATACTTCATAGATAATAAGCTTGATATAGATACTCTCACTAAGAAAATGGAACAGGAATTAAACTCAGATGATAAGTTTAAAAAAGATTTAGATGAATGGGATAGTGAAGAGGTATTGTGAAAGAATCAAGTATAGTAAAGTTATCTGTTGAAACACCTTATTCATATAGGGAAATAAAAACAATGGCTTATTGGGTAAAAGATGCTAGAACATTAAAAAAAATTATTGATAAAGCTCTTAAGTTTAATGTTGATCCTGGGGACATAATTGGTGGTTTGTTAAAAATAAATGATAGTAACGATGTATTGTGATGGATAAAAAAGAAATTGAGATGTTAGTTGGTGAATCAATGGAAGATATGGGACTTGAAGAACATTTTGACAAGGAGCTTCAAAAAGTCGAATGTTTAAGCTGTGGAAAAGAGTTTGAAATGGTATTAAGATATTGCTGTGATGGTGATATGTGTGCTTGTTTAGGGCTTTCAATTGACCTTATTGTTTGTGGTGAATATTGTTATGATGAATACATATATAAATATAGAGATAAGAGGGTCAAATGAGTGACTTTCTTATCGGTGGAATAGATCCTGGTTTAAGTGGTGGATTAGTCCAGATAGATTTAGAAGGAACTGTCATTAAGTTTATGAAAATGCCTAGACTGGATTACAAGACTAAAAAAAGTGAGATTGATATTGTAAGTATTGATATGTTTTTTAATGGATCTGATTTTATAGGATTAGAGAGAGCAAGTGCTATGCCTGCATATGGTAAAGACGGTAAAGAAATGAGACAAGGGAGCGCAGCTTTATTTAATTTTGGGAAAGGCTATGGTGAAATACTTGGTTGGCTTAGATTAAATTATGTAGATAAATATAAATTAATAACTCCTACTGTTTGGAAACGTCACCATAATTTATTAAAACAAAACAAACAAGCTTCAAAAGATTTGGCTATTAAGATGGCATATAATGATTTTAGGGCAACTGCAAGATCAACTACGCCCCATGAAGGGATATGCGAAGGATTCCTTATTGCTAGATATGCATTGGATAAAATAGTAAAGGCTTAAAAGCAAAGGAGAGTAAATGGAAGAAAAACAAAGAATAGAACATGCTCAAAGAATACACTTAACAACTCAAAAATTAGTAGAAGAAAAGAAAGCCATTGGTGATAAAATAAAATCTACTGAAACAGACATTGACACTAATATGGGTGATCACGAACTCAAATGGGGTGATGATGTTGTCAAGTATGTCAAAGGTCTTTACACAAAAAGAAAGAAGCTCATTTCGAACAGGCAAGAATACAATGCAAAAATAAAAAACCTTAAGTCTGATCTGGAGAGTTGTTTATTTGGCAAGGGTAAGTTTGATAAAGATCAATTACACTTTCCATTTGATGATGAAGACGTTGTAAAATATGCTGATAAGGTCAAGAAAGCTAAAGTTAAACCTAAAGATAAAGTAGAGGATACTGAGGATCTAGACTAGTGATTAAATCCCCTGCACCCAAGAGCATACCTCCTGAGTGTAGGGAGAACCTTTTTAATTATTTAACTGAAAAGAGTCTGGATATATGCCCTATTGCTTTTGATAAGAAAGGTTATTTTATAACTCCTGATTGCTTACATCATGCTGGTTTACACAATACCAAAGTAAATAGAAAACTTTACCCTGCTCTTATTCATTCCAAGTTTAATTTAATGGCAGTTAAGAATGACCCCTGGCATCTAACTAATGCTTCTTATGGAATATGGAAAGGTGATTTAAGAGCTGAAAGTTTAGAAAGATATTTATCCAATCCAAAACATTACAGAACTTATTTATGGGCCAATGGCTATTATGATAAATTGAGAAAATTGAATGAATCATCTAAGAACTAATATATACAAAAAATATAAAATAGAGTTTAACGCTAATTTCTGGACTGGGATGTTCTTTGGATGGATTGTACTAATTATTATGGCACTGCTCTTAAAAGCCATTTCTGCCCTTGATTTGGGTGGATTATGATAGATCTTACAGACAAAAGACGGAAAGTACTTAATGATGAATTTAAGAAATTAACGGGACTTGAGCCTGTGATAGTATTGGATAAGGATTTTATATCTAAGAAGCCAAAAGCTTACTTGGCAAAATACACACATTTCCTTCAAGATAAGATTATTAATCATGAGATTGAATTATTGAGACTGAGAGAAGCTTTAAATAAAAAAAGTTCTATTTAGGGGTTGACATAATATACAATCAATGATATAATTACTTATGACAAACACGGAGATTAAAATGACAACATTACCTATCGGACAACTTAAAATGACAAATGATGTATTTTGTGAAATATGCATGTCTAAACACACAAGACGATTGAGTGAGTTCGTATACAATAATGATAAATCAGAGATTGAAAAAATAAAATCTGGATTAAAACAAAAGGCAGAATCAGAATATACCTGTCGAATATGCAAGAGCATTGCGGGGTGACTGAATTTTCCTGCAAGCCCCCACTTGGATCTGGGGGGTCAAAAAATGCAGAGTACAAAAGATCTTTAGATGTGTTTGAGAAAACCATACAAGAAAATGGCATTTATTTCGGCATAGCATTCTTATATGATAGCCAATACAATAGAGAAGATCTTAAAAAGATGATGGATATTATGGAAGAAAATAAAAAAAGTCGGTGGTTTAAGCCATTTAAGGGTCAAGTAATATGAGTATAAAATGTGATGACTGTGGATGCTATTTATTGGGTGGAGTATGTGAGAATTGTGATGAGGAATTGTTTATATTTGAAAATCAATATGAATATTTACCAGAAGAATTGAGTGACGATTTTTCAAATAAAGTAAAAGAACAAAGAGAAAGTTTGAATGAGTGATAATATTTTTGGATGGGATGACGATGAAGTTCATCAATGTGAAATATGTGGCACACCTTATGAAGATGATTATGAAGCCGAGGAATGTTGCAAGGAAGACGATGATGAATTTAATTAAAATGAAAAAATTAGGTAGACCATCCATAGAAGATAAAGCCATTAGAACTCAGTTTCGCCTTTACGATGTAGATAAAGAAAATCTTAATAAAATAACTTTAGCTACAGGTGAAAACAAAAGTGAAATTATAAGAAGATTAATAACAAAAGAATCTAAGAAAATTAAATGAATAGAATAGTAATTACCCATAGACATAGTTACAATCACTTATCTAAAGAAGATAAAAAAAAATATGGTATTAAAGAAAAAGCACCTGTATGGAAATGTATCTGGTGTAATGAGTTTTATTATGAAACATAGTCTTTATATAAAACATAGAGAACAATTAATTTCGGTTAATTGTATGATTACTCCTGTACAAGCAGGATCAAGTAAAACCCTCCCATGCAGGGCTGCTCTTCCTAATTACTATTTAGCAGCCCTGCAATTAAAAAGCATAAATGAACTTACTAACTAAGATAAACGCTAGGGAGATAGAATGGATAATTATTATGTAGTAAAGAAAACAGGGAGATTTGGTAATTATAAATATCAGCAGATAACTTTTGGATTAATAAAAAAAATAGCTTTACAGAAATTATCTGAGTTTAGAAAGGTTGCCAAGATGCCCGATAGTTTTATTATTATACAGGAATTAATTAAATGAACTTATCTAAGAGTAGGAGCCGATAGGAATGGCAGAATACGATAAAGAAGAAATAACAGAAGAAGATTATAATTCAATCAATATTGATAAACCTAAAGCTAAAGACAGTGGAAGGACTAAGTTTAAAGATACTGACTGGGAAAAACTTGCTGATAAGTTCGATGAAGTCACAGAGAAGAATATTGAAGTAATAAAAGCAATTAAATGACCTTACTAACTAAGATAATATTATTTGGGATATTGGATATTATAGGGAGAGCAGTTGTATGAGGCAGATAATTTTAAAAGATAATGATGTTGTTACTCCTTGCCCTAAGTGTAGTAATAATACTAAATTAAACCTTCATAGTCAGCAAGTTCAAGAGGACGGCTGTGAATTATGGACTACTTGTGGAAAATGTGATTATGACCCTTTTGAGAATATGTGGGGATGTAAGATAGAAGATGTTTGGGGTGGAACTTCTGAGTGGAGAGCATTTATTTATTATTGGAACGAGCAAATAGAAGAAGTATTAGCAAAGGTTAAGTGAGTCATAGGAGTAGTAAGTAATGGAAGGAATTAAGAGATATGTAGTTGGGTTTTTATTTGATGGTGGACTTGAAAAAGTTGTTCTTATTGAAAAATTAAAGCCCGAAAATATTTATTCTATCTTTTATTACTAAGTATGTTAAGTGCTTTCTTAATACCTACATTATTAAAATATTGGCTTATATATACCCAAGGGTAAATAAAAAGTATAGGCGAGTGGAAACCTTTTATAAATTTGAAATCCTAGTGGTTTATAGAATTATGAATTGCTAGGATTTAACAAAGGATTAAAAAATGAAAGACCTATTTAAAACTTTTTATTATATAATTATCTATATGTTTATCCTATTGAAATTTATGATAACTCGGAAACCACCCAGTAATAAATTAAACGATATAGAAAACCATATCAGAACTTATTTAGATCATTTAAAGACTCCTAAAACATTCATCACTAAAGACGGTATGAAAGCTAACATAGTAATAGAGAACAAACTAAAACATAAACTTATATTAAATAAGAAAGGTCATAAGCTCATACCTCCAAAGGGTAAAACTAAGTATCAAGATTATGCGAGTCTTAATTGATGGAATCTATAGATAAGTTGGTTAATGAATTAGATAGGAATGTGGCTTATAATCAATTGAGTGATGCTGTTAATGGATTGGTAAAAAGTGGTTATAATGAGGAAGAAATCAATTGTATTATTGATGGAATGGTCACAATTGTAAATGGTGTCGATATGAGCATACTTTATAAATTATGGACTAAGAAGATTTTAAAAGATAAGAAATGAATAAGAAACATATTGCCTTTTGTCATAAGCTAGTAGAACTTAATTTTAATCAAAGCAAGGCTTACAGAGAAATATATCCAAATGCTAAACCTGATTCTGCAAAGGCTTTATCTTCAGAGCTATTAACTAAAGTTAACGTTCAAGAGTACTTATCTTTACTTATGAATCAATCAGTGCAAGATTCTAAAGTAACTGTAAAAGAGGTAATCCATAACATTAAGAATGATAGTCAAATGGCTAGAGTAAGCGGTCAATTAACCGTATCTATGAAAGGTAATGAATTACTTGGTAAACATTTAGGTATGCTTACTGATAAGATAGAACACTCAGGATCAATGGCAATAGATGGTATGACTAAAGAGCAATTGAAAGAACTTCATAATAAGACTAAAGATAAATGAGTCTATTGTATAAGTACGGTTCTTGTAATGGTAGGAAAGCAAGAAAGCATAGATTATTTAGTAATGTTCAATTTGTTCTTTGGGAAAAGGGTCATAGAAGAGGATATAAGAATAAAGACTTTTGGATTAATTTTGATTCTTACTGGTGGGGTTTTTTCAGTTGAATGCTATATTACCTAAAGAAAAAAAAGTTACACAAATAGAAATAGAGATTAAACTAAAAGCCTATGATGATCTATACTTTTTTACTAAAGAGATATTGGGTTATAGCTTACTAGAAGATGATACTCACAAAGATTTATGTGACTGGTTACAAACTAGGAAGGGTAATGTTATTGATTTAGAGCCTAGAGATCATTTTAAGACTACTTGCATCACAATAGGCCTTTCTATATGGTTAATCATTAATGACCCTAATATAAGAATACTCATAAGCCATAAGTTATTAAAGAAAGCTAGGGAAATACTCAGAGAAATAAAAGACCACTTTAAGAAAGGTAAAAAGTTTAGATACTTCTTTGGTTCTATGGTAGGGGAGTATTGGAAAGCAGATGAAATAGTTGTTAATACTAGAACTGTGAATCATAAAGAGCCCACCATTGCCATTGGAGCAGTTGATCATGAAGCTACATCAGCACATTATGACTTTATTATCAATGATGATTTAGCTGGCTTATCTGATATGGTTAGTGAAGCATCAAGGGTAAACACTCAAAACTATATTAGCTCCCTCAAGTTTCTTAGAGATAAGGGCAGCTTCATTGCAATGATAACCACAGGCACCCGTTGGCATTTATATGATTGTTATTCAAAGATGCTAGATAATTATAAACCTGAGAACATACGAGTCAAAGCAGCTATAATGGATGATAAGCCTTATTTCCCTAGTAGGTACTCAGTAGAAGAATTAAAAGAAATGGAGTTTGATGATCCTGTATTCTTCCAAAGTCAAATGATGAATAACCCTACTGCTATGAAAGATCAATTATATACTCTTGATACTCTGAAATTCTTTGATATGGACGGATTTAAAGAATCTTATACCATAGCTTATATAGATCCGGCCTTTGGTGAAAAGGTAAAAGGTGGTCTGCCCTGTTATTTCTCCATGGTTATTATATCTATCGTCAATACAGATATGTTTGTAATAGACTGGCCTACTAATCAAGAGACACCAGCACAGAATGAATTATTAGTAAGTGATAAAATTAAAGAACATAAGATTAGAACATTAGGAATAGAAAGTAATGCACAGCAAACAGAGTTCATAAGGAATGTTGAAAAGCAACTTGTGATTGATAACATCATTATTAATATTGATCCTATTAATCATTCGACAAATAAACACAGAAGAATAGAGGGTATGCACGGAACTGTTAAGAAGTTTGTGCACTTTAGAAAAGATTATGCTGTGGCATATCCTCAAGCTATGAAGCAATTAAGTTTATATCCTTATTCCAAGTTTATAGATGCTCCTGATTGTTTAGAGGGTGGGGTGTCTATGGCACAAACAGATTATGAACCTAGAATAAGATAGGAGCAATAATATGGCATCACCATTATCACTAGAAGTAGATTTGAGGTTACTTTATTCAAAAATTAATAAATTAGTAAATGATTATAAAAAATTAAAATATAAAATTAAAGATGTTCCAATGGGTAGATATATATTAGCAAGGTCTTATTATTCTATACAAAAGAAAGATTAAAATAATCATTGAAATATAAATCTTTTATTGTATAATTCCCTTATCGGGAGGGGATAATTGATATTCTCTATATTTGGTAAAGAGGTATTTTCATTCTCAAATGCTTCTAAAGAAAAAGGGCTACTGTCCTTTGATGAAACAATCAGATTTATATTAGACGGTAGCGGTCAAACAGGTTTAAGTATCGGTGATGCATACCCTAACCATATATGGGTCTATGCTGCTGTCAATGCAATTGCTCGTAACATAGCGAGAGTTCCTTACATTTTATTCAATCGAGATACAGAGAGAGTTATAACATCGGGGCCAGCGTGGAACCTTTTTAATACAGTAAGTCCTATATTAGATCAATCTAAACTATGGGAAGGTACTCAAATCTTTAAGCAGATAAGAGGTGAGGCTTTTTGGTTATTGGTTGAAGGTGCTACGGGTATAATAGAGATTAGTTTTCTTGAGCCTACTAAGATGAGTGAGGTTGTGGTAGACGGTGTACTTAATGGATGGAACTTTCAGGATAAAGGACAAAAGATATTTCTAGATACTGAGACTGTCATGCACTTTAGATTTTTTAATCCTAACAAAGCATTTAGAGGATTAAAC